GGGGTTGAGCAACTGAAACTGAGTGCCGTCGTAGATGACCTGAACCATCTTGCCAGTCGTGATGTCGTTCGCGTTGAGTGCTTGGGCGCCATACTTTGTGATGCTTTTCGCACCAAGACTGCTGATGTTGAGCGTCGCGGCGCCCGTGTTCGCGCCCGCCGCGACAAAGTTAAACACTTGCCCCGCAGCATACGCAGACACGGCGGGCGACGCGGTGCCGGCTATCGTGTCGGTGCCGGTTACGGTGATAAGCGCGACCGCCCCACCGGGGTTGATCAACTGAAATTGCGTTCCGTCGTAGACGACGCTTGCCATCTTGCCGACGGTCAAATCCCCCGGCGCGAGTGCCAGAGTGCCGTTCTTGTAGATATTCTTCGCGCCGTTGCTATCGATGTTCAGCGTTGCGGCACCCGTGTTCGCGCCCACTGCGACGAAAGTGAATTGTTCGCCCGTTGCGTAGCCGGTGATGGCTTGCGCCGACGTGCCGAGAAGCGTGTTGCTGCCCGTGACAGTGATAAGCGTATTCAGCACCGTTGGATCATTGACCGACGGCAGGTTGTCGTAAGTACCGATCAACGTGTCAGCAGACGTTTTGATGACGTACTTGTACAGCATACCGCCGGTGAGCCAAATTTCGTTGGGCGGGCGTCCGCCCGCGTCCAAAATAATTGGGTTGGCATTTGGGGTCGCGCCATCGCGGGTGGTGTACGTCGTGGTAAGGGTGGTCGTGCCTGCGAGATAGGTGTAAATCTTTCCGCCCGCCAAGGGCGTGCCGCTATCATCGAAGAATTGTGCGCCCGCGCCGGCTACGAGAGATATATTGATGGCCATGATCTAGTCCAGTTGGGTGACCGTCACGGTGACGCCAGGTATCGAGGGCGACGTGACGGAGTGAATTTTGGCGTTGCCGCCCACGCTCACCCATATTAGTTCGGCAATATCACCCGCCGTAAACTGATAGGCAATATTTAACGTGATAACTGCCGCCCCGTCAACACCTGTCGAGGGTACGGGCACTGATCGGCCTGAGTTGGCGACGGTCGCCCCGTTGACCTGCAGGTAGACGATAGCGGTGTCGGCGGTGGTGCTGGTGAACGAAACCGTGGCGTAAAACTGGTGCGGCGCGGTCTTCTGCATCACGATTTGGGGCGTGTTCAGGACGATACTGGTGGCAATCCCGGTCGTGTTCAGCGCGACGGGCGTGGGTGTATTGGCCGCAGCGGTCTGGGTGTCCGTTCCGAAGAACGAACCGATGGTCTTTGCGCCCGTGCCGATGCCGGTGAAGCTGAACAGGTCGCTGAAGTAGCGATACCACTCCCGTGTGGGCAGCGCGTCCGTATCGACCAGCGCCACACGCGAGGCGGGGATTTGCGTCTGGTAATTAGGCATTGGTGCCGTCCACCAGTAGTTCGGCGCCCACGATGCTGATCTTGACCGGATCGGTGCCGGATACCTCGTACACCCTATCGCGCAGCTTCTGAGTCATGCCCAGCCGCCGCCAGATAGCGCGCTTGCCAAACTCCCCGATTTTGCCGATGCCGACCCAATGCTCCCTCGACCATGTGTGCCCCCCGTCATCCGACCAGCGCAGCATGACCTGCGGGGCGTCTTCGCCTTCCAGACCCACGCCCGTTTCAAGGTTCAGTTGCAGCGAGTGCTGCGCCGTGCGCTTGAGGTTGTTCGTGCCGGGGGCGAGCGCGCGCCATGAGCGCAGCCACTTCTGCGGGCGATTGCCGTCGCTGTACTGGTTCAGATCCAGCGCGTAGATGCTGCCGTCCTGATAGTCACCAACGATGGTTGTACCTTGAAAATTGCACTGGTAGTTGGCGCGGCTGCGGACGAAATCGCCATTGATAAAACCGGCGCGTTCGGCCCAAAGGTTAGTTGCCACATCGTAGACCCATGTGGTGTTGGCGGTCGGGAAGTTCAGAACGTAGAAAGCGTGGCCGTCCTGCTGGTATGTGTAGGCCACCGCGTCGGTCAGCGTCAGGTATTGCTGGATCTGCCACTCGACGGTGTGAGTCGATACCCGTTTGGCAGCGTAGCCTTGGGAGCGGTAAACGATACCTTGCCCGCGCTCGTCTTGACCGAGCCACCAGACGCTGTTGTCCAGCTTGGCGACCGAGAATGCAGCCACGCAGCCAATCTCGTTGAACGCACCCTGGATTGGTGCAAGAGGGAAGTCAGCGTTGCCCGCGTCATACCACACCTCGACCGAGTTGGAGCCAAACATCCACAGTTCGCGGTGTACGGCGGCGATGGATACCATCAGGTCGGGCGACGCCTCGACGCTTGCGAAATCCAGCGGGTCAACCGAGGTGCCGTCAAGCAAAGACGTGACCCAGACGATCTCCGAGTCTGGTTGGTTGAATACGAAATACCCGTCGAGGTAGGCGACCGTCACCGCGCCCGCAAAATCGGGGTCGGTGATCTGGGCGAATACGTTCGTCGCCTCGTTGTAGATATACCCATCGGGGTTGCACGCGATGAACAACTGCGTGCCGTTATCCGCGATCGACACCGGCCCATCGCCTGTGATCGTGCCGAGCAAGGTTGGTGTGGCTGTGAGGCCGGTCACCTTGTAGAATTCGTTGCCGGACGCGACGTAGAAGTCATCGCCGTGCGTCTGGTGCGCCCAGAGGCCGCGAATGGGGCCGGCACCCACGGTCTGCAGGAACCGCAAACCCGGCGCACGGTTGAAGAAGGCGGCGGTCTGCCCCTCCTGCACGGCCTCGGCAAAAATATTAACGCAGCGATTATCTGCAGCGTTGACTGATCGTGCCACATTCGCCGCGCCGAGGATCGGTGTTTGCATCAATAACTGCCCGAATAGATGTTGAACTTCTGCCGCTGCGATACCAGCGCATACGGCAGTGCCATGATGTCATCGGGGTTGTTGATGCGCTTGAGGTTGCGCTTGGAGGTCATCGCAATGCGCTGCACTTGGGCCGACGGCTCCACGCCGAACTCGGGCGCGAACTCCATCGCCAAATTGTAGCGGAATGCCCGCAAGTACCCCGGCGGGAAGGCAAGCGTATCGGACAGCGTGACGGGGTTTGTCAGTTCATCGTAAGAAATGATGTGCCATTCCAGTTCACGAGTCGGAACCGGGTAGACCGTCATGGTAATGTTCGGAAACTCCATGTTGATCCACAGAACTTGCGGATAGGTGGAGGTTACCGTCTTGACTGCGATGCCGTTGTACTGCTGCTGGTTGATGATCTTGATGCCGTAGGACACGTTCGTGCCCGAGTCGCGAAAGTAAGTCGAATCGTCCACCAGAACCGGACGGTTGCCGATAAAGTCACCCGAGGGGCCGAGTGAGCGGGTGGCGGTGCTGGCTGGCCAATTGAACACCTGATCCTGCGTGCTGAAGATCATCAGGTCTTCAGTCTGCCAACTGTCGATCATCTGCCGCATAGCGGTCAGCGCGTCGTGGGAGGTATCCGCCGAAGGGGTTTCGCCTTCCGCCAAAACGCCCAAAAGGCGCAGTGCGCCGTTAATCAGTTCGGTGGTGGTGGCGGTGACAGCCATGCGGCCCCCTAGTGAGTAGAACGACGACGACGTTGCGAGGTCACTGGTGCCAAGCTGTTTACAGGCCCCGCATCTTGGGCTTCAACCGTAGATGGCGTGTCAGCATTGTAGCGTACCCACCCGTTTTTTTCGTCAAATGCCACTTCCATGTCTGAAATGGCGACCTTGTTGCCGTGCTTCGGATGGCGAAGGTATATGTGCATAAGAAAACGGGGCTTTCGCCCCGCCCTTGTTCAGGTGTTAGCCAATACGATACAGAGCCCAGGCACCTGCTGCCGTACGGCGGGCGCGGAAGCGTCCGGTCGTGCCTGCGGTGGCAGCAACGGTCACCAGACCGACCAGCGTCCAGCCAGTGCCGGCAGTCATCGTGATAACACCCGAGCCAGAACCGTTCACGTTGGTGACGCTGAAGTCGAACGAACTATCGACTTTGGCGTTCACGAGCGTGTCGTCCATCAGAGCGCCAGTAGGTAGTGTGTAGGCGGCAGCAGACGAACCCGGCGAGCCGAGAACGATGCCGGTCAGGAGTTGGGCAACGGTCAGAGTTGCGCTGCCCGCCGCAGTTGCGGGGGCTGCTTGCGTACCGAGGACTACTTCGTTGGTGTTGCCATCGCCAAGTTGACGACCGCCACCGATTGAGGGAAGTGCCATGATATTTTCCTTTGAAAGATGAACTGGTAGGGCTTTCACCCTACCTGAGTTGGTGTCATACCAATGGGCTTAGCCCCACAAACGTACAGCCATAGAGGGGCGTATTGCAGAAAAACCATACAAAATATCGACGCGACAGGGCATCCGGTCATTGTTGATATCGTACTGACGCACGATCCGTAATGACATACCGTTATGCACCTGGCGCGAGGCCATATCCACACCCTGCGGCAGCAGCAGGTCGGCAGTTGCCAGCGAGAACGCATCTTTGTGGTAGACGAGGTTCTGCGGGTACTGCGTAGCCGAACCGCCCACAAACGTCAGCACGGCGTTGGCAGCGGGGAACGAGTCCACAGTGGCAAGCGCGTGCGAAGCGGTGTAGATGGCGGGCGACACACTCAACGTGGCGGTCGTGGCCGAGGACACCGACACATCAGCGGTCACGACAAACTGTTGCAGTGAGCCGGTCGATTCGCGGGTCTGCGGGTTGACCGCGTACACGCTGCCGATGGTGAACACATCGCCAACCTTGAAGGTGGGCGAACCGGACGAGAAGCTGATCGCAAGCGAAGTCGCGCCTTGCGTTGCCACGGTGGTCGCCACGATGGGCGAGGTCGCCGCCGTGCCGGTCGTGTGCTGCTTGATCGACTGGCTCATGTTGATCTCGTCCAGCCCGAGCACGCCTTCGCCCATCATGCCGTTCTTGAATTGGCGGGCAATGGTGCCTGTCGGGTTGAAAAGACCCTTCATGCCTTCAACCAAACCAGCGTTTGCAGCCGGGTTGACGGTGGCGTAGCGCGGCGACATGGGAGTCGCAAACTCGTTGAGTTTCTGTTGCGCTTGCAGCAGAACCAGCGAGGTCGAGGGCACGGTGCCCGGAGTGCCGACCGAGTTGTAGACCGACTTGTAGACGCTTGCGACATCAGCGTCAACGGTCGAGGCCAACTGCGAGATACGGGGTTTCAGCACACGCTCGGCGAAGTCGTCCAGCTGCATCGTCAGTTCGGCAGAGGTGAAGTTGATGCCGATGTGCTTTTGGCTCGACACGGTGAGGGTGGTGTACTGTTCGTTGTCGTCCTGAACCTGCAGGGCGGCACCGTCCGTGACCAGAGCGCGGTCGGGCAGGCGGATACGCAGCGTGGATCCAATCTTGGCGCCTTCGACGGCAAACGAGTCGTCGTACTGACGGTTGATGTTGCGGGAGATGACGAGGTTGTTTTCGAGGATGACCAACGACTTGCGTGTGATCATATCGATTGTCAACAGGGAATTAGACATAGCCTTTCCTTGAGAAGTGGAAAACTAGGTTAGAACTTTGATTACCTAGCGTTTCCGTGCAGTTAGCGGTTACGCGCCTCCAGCAATTTCGCTACACGGGCATTATCCGCAGCGGCCCACTCGGCCATCGACATTTTCAGCGACCGGGGATCGGTCGTGTCATACGAGGCGTCGCCGCTGTTTCGTGCCGTGACAGGCGTAATTGGCGCTGGCGCGGTTGAAGTCTTTTTCACCGGCGGGCTGTCAGCCAATTTGGCTTCCAACTTGCCGATTTCTTTGGCTTGCTGCAAGGGCGGTAGCTTGGAGATGCGTTCGGCTTCTTTCGGATTGGCACCAAGGTGGTAAGCCACATCGGGACCAACGTCAGACGCCTGTATTGCTTGCGCCATCACTTGAGTGATCGGAAGGTTGGGGTTGTACGCAACTTGGTCAAAGTCATCGTACTTCGTCCGCGCTTCTTCTTCCTTCTCGTGAAACGTCTCAAGCACCTCGGACTGCTGCCGTTGTTGCTCGCGCTGCTCGATCAGGGCTTGAGCCTTTTGCGCTGCCAATGCTTCGACATACGCTTCAGTACTCTCAAACTGTTCGGGCGCTACGGGTTCAACAGGAGCGGCGGGGGCTTGCGCACGTTGCGCTTGCTCGCGTTCCCACTTGCGTTGCTCTCTTGCAAGCCGTTTGCCGATCGCTGCGTCCAGTTCCTCCTGAGTGAAGGTTTTGGGTGCGGCTTCTGGCGTCGTGCTTTCCGGCGCTTGAACTTCAGGGGCAACTGTCGCCGTGACGGGTTGCTCTGGCGCGGGTACTTCCGCTGAACTGACTACTTCTTCGGTCATGCTTTTGCTCCAATTTGAGCACCAGGGTATCGCCCTGTGCGATTAATATAATCTTTCAGCCAATGGTTTGCAATAGCTTTCGGCTACAGTTTTTGCGCGATGGCGTAGAAAACCGCGACAGCAACGCCGCCCAGAGTAGTCGCCACGGCGTCCCACGCCTCAAAATTACCACGCTGCATCCATGCGTCCCAGATCCATTCTTTCGCGCAGCCGACGATAAGCGCAGCGCAGACACCAGCGACTGGGCCAAGCACTACGGTGACCCCAAGCGAGATCAGAGCGCCCGTAGCAAAATGCAGGATTTTGTCGGTCGGGACGTTAAACATTCTGATCCACCACAATCATCTGCAACCCCTCACCCGCGAGTGCAACTTGCCAATCGGGGTCACGCACATGGATATTGAACGGGAACGACTTTGCAGTCATTTCGTCCATGAGCAAACACGCAAACGGGCCGGATGTGAAGAAGGCCGTTGCCGGTTCCTGACCCGTTGGGCTTGCAGGGGTGACGAATAGCGTGGGGTCTTTGAGCGCACTCTGTACGCCCTTCTGGTCAGCGGCTTGGATAAGCACGGTAGCTGATACCCAGTTTTGTGTGGTGTCGGTCATTTAGTACGCCCTCGCTTTTGAATTTGTCCACGCCTCGAAAGCCGCAATCTGACTCGCACTCAGCTCGATGCCGATGCACACGTTGCTGAACGTGAGGCCGTTGAAGAACAGGCTTGATCCT